ATGGCAAAATTAAAACCAGACTATATCGAATGGGTGTTAACCTTGAACGCCTCCGATGCGCAGAAGGAAATACATAATCTTTCAGAAAAGAACAAGGAGCTCCGGGATAGCAATAAGGAGATAAAAAAGTCTATGACCGATTTAATCGCCACCGGGAAAGCTGGCGGTAAACAATGGAAAAGGCTTGATGATCAACTGAAAGAAAATAATAAGACGATCGGTGAGAATAACAAGAAGATTGCCGAATGTGAGAAACGGCTGGATAAAACCACCATGAGCGCAAACCAGTTGGCAAGGAAAGCAAACGCCTTGCGGAAAGAGCTTCGCGATACGGTGAAATCCTTGCAGCCGGAAAAATATGCCGCCCTGGAGAAGGAACTGAAAGAAGTTGAAAAAGCATACGGGCAGGCAACGAAGAAGGCGGAAGGTTTCGGCGGTTCCCTTCTTTCCTTGAACAAGATAAAAACGGTTCTGGCCGGTGTGTTTGTCACTATCGGCGCAATGATAACTGGGCAGATTGTCGGCGGGCTAAGGGATGCGATCAGTACTATTATAGAGTTCGAGAAGAAAAACAGTACTTTGGCCGCTATCCTGGGAACCACGAAAAAGAGTATCAAAGATTTAACGGATGAAGCGCGCCGACTGGGTGCCACTACTTCTTATACAGCCGCACAAGTAACGGAACTTCAGATAGAGCTTGCTAAACTGGGATTTTTCAAAGAGGATATTAAAGCTATGACGCCTTCCGTGCTGAAATTCGCTAAGGCGGTGGACACGGATCTTGCCTCGGCTGCTACGCTTGCCGGTGCAACATTGCGTATTTTCAACCTTGATGCAGAAGATACGGAACGGGCACTTTCTACCATGGCAATAGGTACAACGTCTTCGGCCCTGAATTTTGAATACCTGAATAGTGCAATGTCTACCGTCGGCCCGGTTGCTAATTCTTTCGGATTCACGATTGAGGAAACGACCGCCCTTTTGGGAGCTTTGGCAAACAGCGGTTTCGACGCTTCATCGGCAGCAACGGCAACACGTAATATTTTGCTTAACCTGGCTGACAGTAGCGGCAAACTCGCGCTTGCTCTCGGTGGTCCGGTTAACAACCTGGATGATCTGATAAAGGGACTTAAAAAACTAAACAGTGAAGGAATAGACTTGAACAAGGCCCTTGAACTGACCGATAAACGTTCCGTTGCAGCGTTTAACACTTTCCTTAATGGTACCGATACCGTGCTGGCACTTTGCGACGCGGTGACAGGTGCAGAAGATGCCTTTAATGCTATGTCCGAAGAAATGGGTGATAACGTTCAAGGTGCATTAAACCGGCTAAGTTCAACTATCGAAGGGGTAGTTTTACGTTTCTATGAATCAAAGGGTATTCTCCGGGATTTAATAGACCTTGTTACGCTTATGGTGGAAGGTGTGGGAGGTATGATTGACATGTTTAATAAATGGGGTGTTGTCACTTATACCGTTACCGCTTATTTGGTTTCTTACTATGGAGGACTGAAAATCGCTACCATGTGGCACGCCCGTTTTAAAACGGCGACCCTTGCTTCGGTTGTTGCAGAGAAAGCGCACGCCGTACAACTTTATATCAGCCGGGCGGCTACTCTGGCTTATGCGGCAGCCCAGGCACGATTACACAAGGATACTAAAAGATATACTGCTATACTCCGGTTAATGAGAATCGAACTTTTGAAGAATCCATATACGGCCCTAATTGCAGCAGTACTGGCGGCTGGAGTTGCTATTTACCAGTTCGTTAAAAGAAATAGGGAGGCGTCAGAATCGGTTAAGGCATTAGGTTCGGCAATGGAGAAGACTACAAAGCGATATGATGAACAGAAAGCGAAAGTTAATGCCTTGATTGATGCTATACATGATGAAAATATATCCAATACATTACGGGAAAAGAAAATACGTGAATTGAAAGATTTAATTCCCGATTATAACGCGGAATTAAGTAAGGAAGGTAAGGTTATACGAGAAAACAAAAAAGCCATAGACGAATATTTAACTTCCTTGGAAAGACAAATAAAGGCGGAAGCATTCAGGGAAGAACTGATCGAGTTATACAGAAAGAAATTTCCGAAAGAAAGGGAGTTGGAAAAGAATAAAGAGGAAGAAGAAAAGGCTTCCAATTCCTTAGCCGGTGCACGTATTGGGGCTTCCATGCGTTCTTCCACTCTTTCCACATCCGGGACAAAAAGTCTTAATCAGGGTTTGGACCAGAATGTTAAGAGTATGGAAACAGAATACCAGAACGCTAAAAAGAAAACAGAACAAACCCGGAAGGATTTGAAAGAAATAACAGACGCTATCGCTGTTATCAACCGGGAGCTTTTAACTACAGAAATGCAAATTTCATCAACAGGCACCACTAATGCTGACAATGTAATAAAAGAAACCTCCCTTATAAAGGAGCTGGAAGCAGAAAAGAAAAAGGTTCAGGAACAGTGGGCGGAAGACAGCGAAGCGAATATCGCCAAGAAAAACAAGGAAATAGAACGTATCGATGCCGAAATAAAACGTTTAAACGAACTGGGGAAGGTCAAAAAGAAGGCGGGAGCCGGGGAGTATAAAAATACGGAAACGGACGCCACATTAAAACCTCTGGAGATCGAACACGAAAAACGTATGCTTCTAATCAAACAGAACCGGGAGAAGGAAAATAAGACGGAAGCCCAGTATATTCTCGAAGGGACGGCGGAAAACCTTCGCTATTACCAGGAACGTATCGACGCACTCCAGAAGCTGGGAGCAAAGACACCGGCACAAAAGAAGAAGTTACTCGATGAAATCCACAAGCTCGAAACAGAAGCACAGACGGCCATTTTTACGGAAACCGGCAAGCAGGAGGACGCCCGTATAAAACTGGTACAGGAGAAACGGGACGAACGGTTAAAGATTGAAACCGCCTATTACAACGTCCAGAAGGACACCATGGAGAAAGCAGTATTAAACCAGAGTATCACGCAGGAAGCCGCCGACGCCTATATGCTGGAAGTTGAAGCGGAACACGCCGCAGAACTTCTGGAGATAAACCGTACCTACCAGGATGATATTGCCGCTTTGGAAATTACCGGCAAACAGAAACGTATAGAAACAGCAACGGAAGCGGCCGACGCCGTTCGTGAGTCTGAAATGAAGCTATTACGTGATCGGGCGGCCATTGCTCAAAAAGTACGTGAAATAACTTCCATTCCGGTAGGAATAACCGGTATGCAGGAAGCACACCGGAAACAGGTTCAGGATGTAGAAACGACTTATAATGCCATAATTGAGATAGCGAGACAGGCGGGAATTTCTATTGTAGAACTGGAACGTCAGAAAAATAGAGAAATAAATCAACTTAACTTTGAATACGAGAATGGTATATATCAGAGTCAAGCACGGATTGGTGTATCATGGCAGGAAGAATATAATAATGAACTGGCGCAATTGGAGAATTTGCATGATCAGGGTATGATTAGCGAGGAACAATATCAACGGGGCCGATTAGGTGCGGGAATTGAAAATGCTAAAAGATATTTTGATAAAATTTCCGGTCTTTCCTCTTCCATGGTGGAAGCCATGCAACAAGCCGAAATCGACCAGGTGGAAGCAAAATACGATGTTCTCATACAAGAAGCCGAAAACAACGGGGAAGATACTGCCGCCCTGGAAGAAGAGAAGGAAAATAAGAAACTGGAGATTCAAAAGAAGTATGCGGATGTAAATTTTGCTATCAAGTGTTCCCAGATCATAGCAGATACAGCCGTTTCGATTATGAAGGCGTACGCGGACTTAGGACCGATCGCCGGAACCGTTGCTGCAGCAATGCTTGCGGCTACCGGTGTGGCCCAGCTTGCATCAGCCAAAGCAGAACGGGACAGAATTAAAAACATGTCCCTGAAAAACACTACTGGCAGCAAGACCGCCACGGCTGAACGTGTTGTTTCCGGTTCTTCCGGTGGTGGATATTCGGAAGGTGGTTACACTGGTCCCGGTGGGCGTTATGAAGTGGCCGGCGTTGTTCATAAGGGAGAATATGTGGTACCACAGCCGGAAATGAATAATCCTAAAGTAATCGACGCTGTTAGCACTATCGAAGCGATCAGGCGGCAGCGTACCAATGCGAACCCGTTGCCACAGAATCCGGGTGAATATGCGGAAGGCGGTTACGTTACCTCTTATGCAGGGGATTCTTCCTACCGGGAGTTCCTGGAAGCGGCAAAGGAGCTTCGCGCCTCTTGCGAGGCTATCAAGTTGATAAAAGCCTATATCGTTTACCAGGATTTGGAAAAAGTCAAAGAAACTATAGATAACGCCCGCGATACCTTTACACGCGGAAAATATAAGTAA